TACATTTCATTGGAGGACATAAATGATTGAGATAATCGTAGAAAAATTAAAAGAAGCTGAGATGAGCACATCATCTGATGTGGATATGAATCCTACTGGTAAACCAAAGAAAAAGAAAAAGAAAGAAATTTTTAATGTTTCAGATGATTGTTTTCATAAATTCAAAAATGGAAAAACTAAGTTTGAGCGATGGTCAAAATATCTGGACTTAACAGATGAATCACAAAAGAAAATTTATGATTGGGCTAGAAAACACCACAATGGCACAATCATTCTTAAAAATTCCGTAACTGGACAAATCAGAGGAATTAGATATAACCGTACAGGTGGTGGTCAATGGGGAAAAATTATGAAATTTAAAGAACAAGTTTTAAAAACCAATCAAGAATTTACTATGTTACATGAAGATGTTCTTGAAACTCTAAGAAAGATTGTTAAAGACAAACAGCACGCAGCCGTAAAATTTGATGATAAAAAATCAGTTAAGGTTGATTTAACTACTGCTGGGGCAATACTTACAGTACATAAAGCGTTGTCTGGATCAAGTCAAGCTAAATTTGAAAAAATGTTAAATAAAAATAAAGGCTCTTTTGCACAAACTTTAGATTTTGTATGGAAAGCCGTAAAATAGAAAATGACAATAAAAGCTGATGTCGAAGTACTCAAAACACAAATTGCAACAATGCAAAGTGCTTTCGATGACCACGTTGCACAAAACAGAGAAGATTTTAAAGAAGTACATTCAAGGATGAGCACCATGAAAAGAGAAATATCTGAAGAAATTAACTTGACTTTTGAGAAATTATATGATAAAATAGATCAGAATGAAAAACAATTAAGTGGATTAGAAAAATGGAAATGGACTGTAGGTGGTGCATTAATTGCAATGACATTTCTAATGACTGCATCCCAAACATTTGGATTATTTAACTAATATATAAAATTACATTATGAGCTTTGTAGACCAGAAGTACATAAATTTATGTACGTCTAGGGTGGAAAAATTTAAGAAAGTGAGAGACAATCTCTGGAATTTTCGTTGCCCCATTTGTGGGGATTCCAAAAAACGAAAGAACAAAGCCAGAGGTTTCATATATCGCAAAAAGGCATCTTTTTTCTATAAGTGTCATAATTGTGGTATTGGACTTACCTTTAATAATTTCCTCAAAAATATAAATCACGGACTTCATACTGAGTATCTAGTAGAAAAGTATAAAGAAGGCGAAACTCAAGGGAATACTCCTATTCCTGACAAAGTTCCATTCACGTTTACCCCACCAAAATTTGACAAATCTTTGAACCGACATTTGGATAAGTTGGTCAAATATAGTGATCTGGAAAAAGACCATCCGGCCCTCTCTTATGTAGAAAATAGACAAATTCCCAAAGAACATTGGGATAAATTATATTTTGCAGAGAAATTTTACAAGTGGTCACAGACCATTTTTCCAGAAAAATTTACCAGTATAAATATAGATTATCCACGCTTAGTCATACCCTTCTTTGACAAGTCGGGGATAATATTTGCTTATCAAGGGAGAGCCTTTGGTAAGGAAGTTCCTAGATATATCACCTTAAAACTTGTTTCAGAAAAAGAGAAGATTTATGGACTTGAACGTATTGATTTTGATTCTCATGTGTACATCGTTGAAGGCCCATTAGATTCCCTCTTTATAGACAACTGTTTAGCAGTTGCCGGTGCCGATTTGCATTTATTGAGCTTGAATCCCCAATTGACAACAGTAGTTTTTGATAATGAACCACGAAATGAACATACTGTTGAACGAATGTTCAAGTCAGTAGATAGAAATTATAATGTAGTTGTTTGGCCGGAACGGCTGAAACAAAAAGACATCAATGATATGGTTCTTTCAGGAATCAAAAATATCAAACAATTTATTGATGTTCATACATATCAAGGGCTTACTGCATACCTAAAAATTAATCAATGGAAGAAAATATGAATTTGCAAACCGTACCTGTCACACAGTCAATCACACAAACATGGAAACCCACAACAAAACCAATTAAAGAAAAAATAGAAACCCCCATACCACAACAAGATATTTTTCAAAATGAAATGAGTAAATTTGTATATTACAGAACATACTCACGTTGGATTGAAGAAAAGAAACGAAGGGAAACATGGGATGAAACGGTTCAAAGATGTGTAAATTTTCTTAAAAAGGTTAGTAAAAATAAGCTCAAAAAATCAGATTATGAATTGATACATAGATATATTCTTGAAATGAAAGTAATGCCCTCTATGCGATTATTGTGGACTGCTGGAAAACCAGCAGAAATCAATAATGTTGCAATTTATAATTGTTCAACAGTTCCTATTGACTCACTACATTCTTTTGCAGAGGTTTATTTCTTGTTGATGAGTGGTGCAGGAGTTGGTGTTGATGTTTCTAAAAGATACATTGAAAAGATACCCAAAGTAAAGAAATTGAATGGGGAGAAAAGTAAAATTGTATTCGAGGATTCCAAAGAAGGTTGGGCAATCGGTACACTGGCACTTTGTACAGCCATGTGGGAAGGATACGATGTAGAATGGGATTTGTCAAAACTAAGACCACAAGGTGCAAGACTCAAAACCTTTGGTGGTAGGTCATCTGGGCCAGGGCCTCTAGATGAGACTTTGCATTTCATCAAACACATAGTAGAAGCACATCGGGAACGAAAGTTAAGTTCCATTAATGCGTTTGATATTATTACCAAAATTGCAAATTCAGTAGTGGTGGGTGGTGTCAGAAGGTCATCAATTATTACTCTTTCAGACCTGCACGATAGTGGAATGAGAAATGCAAAACAGGGACAGTTTTGGATCACTAATGGTCATAGAGCTATGAGTAATAATAGTGCAATATATGATGTTAAACCAAACTCCATTGAGTTCATGAAAGAGTGGTTGGCACTTGCAGAGAGTGGTACAGGTGAACGTGGAATTTTTAATCGATATTCAATCAACGATTTGATTCCAAAACGAAGGCGTAAACGACAAGATTGGACAACAAACCCCTGTGGTGAAATAATATTGCGCCCAAGAGGGTTCTGTAACCTCTCAGAAGTGGTTATTCGTGCAGAAGATACTGTTGAAACTTTAATGGTAAAGATTAAGGTTGCTACCATGATAGGTACAATACAATCTACATTAACTAATTTTAGTCTCTTGGAAGATCTTCATGATGATTGGAAAAAAAATGCAATAGAAGAAAGACTTTTGGGAGTATCCATGACAGGACAAATGGACAATCCAGATATTTTAACTGAAGATAATTTACAAACATTGAGAGATTATTCAATAGGGGTAAATATTGAAACGGCAGGGAGATTGAAGATAAACAGATCTGCAGCCATTACTACTACAAAACCTAGTGGAACAGTATCAACATTAGTAAATTCTGCATCGGGGTTTCATCCACGATTTGCAGACTATTATATACGAAGAGTGAGAATTTCTGCAACAGACCCCTTATATAAAATGATGAAAGATCAAGGAGTAAAATTCTTACCAGAAGTTGGACAACCATTAGAAACTGCTACGACTTTGGTATGTGAATTTCCAGTAAAGGCTCCTGAAGGCTCAGTAAAAGTAAAAGATATTAATGCAATTTCTCAATTAAAACAATGGTTAAAAATAAAACATAATTATACCGAACATACAGTATCAGCCACAATTTATGTCAAACCCGATGAGTGGTTTGAGGTTGGTAACTTTGTATATGAAAATTTCGATGATTTAGTGGGGGTGAGTTTCTTACCTAAAGATGACCACATCTATCAACTTGCCCCTTACGAGGAAATCGATGAAAAAACTTATAATGTAATGCTTGCAGATTTCCCAAAAATTGATTATTCTAAGCTTTCTATATATGAAACAGAAGATAATACTACAGGAGCGCAAACGGTTGCGTGTTCTGGTGACAGTTGTGAAATTATTTAATAGCAAGTTATGATAGAAAACATAGAAATAGAATGTACAGAATGTCATGCTATATATTATATGAAACATAATTTGAATAAATCGAGATATGATATATCCTTTTGTTCATTTTGTGGTGGAGAAGATGTTGAAATGGAAGAAGATTGTGAAGAAGAGGAAGATTATTATTAACATAAATATTCCTAAGTGGAGTATTTATGAATTACGAAAACCCTTGGCTATATGATGGTAAAGTTTTTGAAAGTGAAGATATTAAAGATTATTTTGGTTTCTGTTACATTCTAACTGATTTTGAAAACGGCAAACAATATATTGGAAGAAAGTACTTTTATTCTGTTAGAAAGAAAAAAGGAATAAGGAAAAAAGTACGGTCAGAGAGTGATTGGAAATCCTATTACAGTTCATCTAAAAAAATTCAACAAATGGTGCAGGAATCTGGCCCTAACAGATTCAAGAGAGAGATCTTATCTCTTTACAAAAAGAAAGGTCAAGTAAATTATAACGAAACAAAATTGTTATTTCAACATAATGTTTTAGAAGCCGTAAATGATGATGGTGAAAAATTGTATTACAATGAAAATATTATGAATAGATATTTTTCAACAATTATGGAATAAAAGACTTGACATTTGAGATTTATAGTGGTATAATATAAGGTATATAAAGTGAATAAAAGACTTACAAAGTTAAAAGGTCTTATTGATGATGGTACATTTCCAACCATTTTAGAGATTAGAACAAATTCTAGGGAATATTCCTATGAAGATGTTATAGCTTTAGATTATGGATTCGTTCAAGACCTGTATATGGGTAATGAACAATATGAAACTTGGTTTACCTATATTGGGCCGGAACCTATAAAATTCAATGATCTTACTTTAAATAAAAATGAGATGATTGAAATTCTACTTAATTATTATGGAATATAATGAGAAAAGAACTAAGTGAAGAACGAAAACAAGAGCTACGTGACCAACTAACAAAGGCACGAAGTAAGAAGAAAACAGCGGAATATAAAAACATACATTCATCTGTATTAAAAAAACCAGATGATGCCCCTTTGTCGTTGAAATTTCTTAAGAAATGGATTAAACACAATAAAGAGAAAGCCTCTGCATACCTTGCCAACTCTCGCAGGAGAGGAGCTTCCTCCAAACAAGCTATTACAGATAAAATCAACTCTGAAAGTGTGAAAGCATATATTCGGAATATGGAGCATTATCTTAAATCGGGAGATTGGGTTTCTAATTTTATGGGCGCAGATGAAGAAATGAAAACACAATGGAAATGTGTTGCATTGGCTTATGAACCAAATGGTACACCAAAACGAACTAAAGGGGTGTATTATCCAGATATTAATGCAGTATGGGTTAGTGAATGATATTAATTGATTTAAGCCAAATAATGGTGGCATCTACAATGATGTCAATGGGAAAAGACCAATCACAAGTTGATATTAGTATGATACGACATATGATTCTGAATAGTCTCAGAATGTATCGACAAAAATATCATGAAGAATATGGAGAACTGGTCTTATGTTGTGATGGGAGACATTCATGGAGGCGTGAATATTTTCCACCATATAAAGCCTCAAGAAAAACTAATAGAGATGCTGATAGTAGAAATTGGACACAAATATTTGAAAGTCTTGATACTATCAAATCAGAACTCAAGGAATATTTTCCATACAAATATATAGAAATTGAAGAAGCAGAGGCCGATGATGTTATTGGAGTTCTTGCAAAAACTTGGAGTGAACCGATAATGATTATTTCTGGTGATAAGGATTTTATACAATTACAAGTAAGGGATAATGTTGATCAATATAGTCCAATTACTAAAAAAATAGTTTATGATGTCAATCCAGCAAAATATTTGAAAGAACATATTTTGCGTGGTGACTCATCAGATGGTGTTCCTAATTTTTTATCAGCTGATACTTGTATCGTGGATAAGATTCGACAAACACCAATAACGAAGAAAAAAATAGATTTATGGATAGATCAAAATCCAGAAGATTTTTGTAATGAAGAACAGTTAAGAAATTATCATAGAAATATGAAACTGATTGATTTACAATATACCCCATCAAACATTGTTGACCAGATTGGAAAACAATATGATGAAGTTCCCAAAGGGAAACGAAGTGAACTTTTGAACTTTTTTATCGAAAGAAAACTTAATAATTTAATTGAAAACATAGGAGAATTTTAATATGGCACAACCAGTAGAATTTGATAGTAGAGGAGATGGATCTGTAGGAGCTTTTCCAACAGGGTCTAAACCAATTGAAGTTAGAAAACTACTTCTTAGTGAAGTTTTGACTAAAGTACATGGTGCGAAAACAAAAGCACAAAAAATCAAGATTTTACGAGATGAAGATTGTTCAGCTTTGCGGCAAATCATAAAATGGTCGTTTGACCCAAAAATTGAAACAGGATTACCAACTGGTACTCCCCCATACATTGAAAATGATGCTCCAGAAGGTACTGAACATATGTTACTCAGAACTGAAGGTAATAAACTTTATCATTATATTAAGGATGCAGATCCAAACCTTCAGAGTACAGTTAGAGAACGTATGTTTGTCAGACTGTTAGAAGGATTACACAAAGATGAAGCTGAACTTTTATGTGCAGTAAAGGATAAAAGACTTCATCAAGTATATAAGGGATTATCCACAGCAGTCGTAACAGAGGCTTTTGGATGGAATGAGGATTTTAGGTTGTCTAAATAATAGTACAATCTTTAATAGGGAGTCTATTATAATGCAAAACCGAAAGGGAGAGTGTGTAGAGGATAACCTAATGTCCAACCACATTTAAAATCCCCCAATATTATTAACACAAATAAGACCGTTTAACGATCTGCGGTTTCTATTTTTTGATGGACTACTTATATCTAATAAAGATTGAAGATCATATTAAAGAAGGTAATATGAAAAAATTATTCATATGTTTTGTTTTAATGTTTTCTTTTGTCTTTCCTTTAGGAAGTGTAAGTAATTATGAAGATAAATTGTTGTGGGACAGCTTTGGCTCCCAATCAGTACCAAATTATACTTCATTAAATTTAATATTAAAAAACAGAGCAAAACAAGTAGAATGCCTTGCAAAGAATATATATTTTGAAGCACGAAACGAACCATTTGCAGGACAATTCGCAATAGCTCTAGTAACCTTAAATAGAGTATATGATGATACTTTCCCCAATACGGTATGTGAAGTAGTATATCAAGGAATCCATAACAAACGTGGATTTCCAAAACTAAATAGATGCCAATTCAGTTGGTATTGTGATGGTATATCAGATACGACAAAAAATGTCAGAGCTTGGAAAGATACACAAAAGATAGCAAATCTTGCAATGATTTCTTATGGAAGTATGAAATCACAAGGTTTGGATTATACAGAAGGTGCAAGATATTATCATACTCATGAGATAAAGCCACGATGGTCACGCTCATTTCCAAAAGTTGGTAGAATAGGCCAACATATTTTTTATAGATAATAATAAGTGATAAAATTAAAATATAATGCCAACATATCAATATAAATGTAAAAATTGTGACTTTGAATTAGAAGAAGTTTTTAAAATAGCAGATAGAAATCTTCCTGTGGAAAATCCACAAAGATATGGAAGCTGCTCAGATGAAAATAATAACCTATGTGACATACGATTAGTGCCACAAAAACTTGCTTTGCAATATACTATGAGAGATAGTGCGGCTAGACATACTAATGACGGTTTTAAAGACCGTATGAAAGAAATTCATCGGACAACGCCAGGCAGTCAGTTAGGAGATTGGACATAATTATGAAAAAACAATTAATAAGTCATGATCAGTTAGTTGAAATGAAAGGGGTTACTAAAAACCAAACTGAGGTTTTTAAACAATACAAAAGTGGTAAGAATCTTTTTCTTTATGGGCCTGCGGGCACAGGAAAAACTTTTGTAATATTGTATAATGCAATTCAAGAGGTACTTGACCCCAAAATAAATTATAATTGTATATACATTGTAAGGTCTTTAATGCCCACTAGGGAACTTAAATTTTATCCTAGTGATGAACAAGATAAAAGTTCTTTGTACCAAGTACCATATGACAATATGTTACGATTTATGTTCAAACTACCAGCTGAGGAGCAGTTTGACATATTGTATGAAGAATTAAAACGACAAAATAATGTAGCATTTCTTTCTACATCCTTTTTACGAGGAATTACGTTAGACAATGCCATTATTCTAGTCGATGAATGTCAAAATCTAAACTTCCATGAGTTAGATACAATCATGACTAGAGTTGGTCAAGATTCCAAAATCATGTTCTCTGGAGATTTTGACCAAACTGACCTCAGAGATGATAAAGAAAAGGCTGGGTTAAGTCAGTTTTTAAAAATAATCAACGAAATGAAAGAATTCTATTCATGTGAGTTTGATATAGGTGATATAGTCAGAAGCGGTTTAGTCCGTTCCTATATCATTCAAAAATATAATACTGGATTAGGAGATAGAAAATAATGTTACCTATACTACTAT